AAAATGTTTGTTATAGGCTTCAATACCTTTATTTATGAAATCTTCCTCAGTTCCATATTCATCTTCAAATCTTGCCCAACCGCTTCTGTCCCATTCTCCATCAGACATTCCGTATCTATCTCTGAAACTATCAGCTAGGTCCCAATATCTATCGGATAATTCGGAAGAAATATCTTTATCACTTGGTTCGTAGTTATTTTTTTCAAATGCATCTTTAAGAGCATAGAAATATGCTTCATTAACATCTTGTTTATCAGAAATTGAATCAGCAATTGCTTTATAACTTGGATTTCTCGAAACCTGATTTTCAAGAGATTGAATGTGAATTGGTTTTTTCTCAGCATCTTCCTTCTTTAAAACATCTGTATTGAAATCATCTTCATCATACAAATAATCTGGATGAAAATCATATCCTAAATATTCTTTATTGAATCTATCTAAATCAGAATACTTTCCTTTAATAGCATGGTCACCAGGTTGGAAACCTTCTTCACCAACTACTCCTAAGTATTCTAATCCATATTTCTTAGCTGTATCAATATCTTTTTTACTTAAATCTTTTGGATATTGATAGATTTTGTATTTATCACCTAATTCTTCAATTCTATCATTGGCTTTTTGTTCTTGTGGTGTTGCGTCATCATCATAATCTTCAAAAGATTCTGCATCACCAATATAACCACTCATGTCTTCATTACCATGAATAATTCTATCAATTTGTGGTTTAAAATCAGCATATTCACCTTCTTGATTTAATATATCGTCTGCACCTCTTCTTTTAAGGGCAGCTCTTACACTTGGTGGGACATTTCTCATAATTTTTATACCTCTTTTTTATTATTATATATTATTTCTTTCAATAAAAAAATAGGAGATTATTGTTTAACCTCCTATTCTTTATTATTTACCTGTTAAAACTAGGCTTTTACAACATTGGCAATTGTAATTGCGCTTGATACAGCAATTACTTTACCTGTGCTGTCAATTAATGATAAGAAGAATGTGGTATTGTCTTCATCACTGTTAAGAATTGGTGTGAAGTCTTTACCTTTGACAACATCTTCATAACCTTCTGCTAAGACACCATCAACTGCGACTTGTGTTCCAAGTGCTGGAGCAAGAACGCTTTGGACAACACTGCCGAATAATCCGGCTGGTCTTGTGTAGAAGTCAGTCATATTGGTTGTTCCGCTAAGTGAACCTTCAACAAGTAATGGTAAGAGTTTTCTTGAAACTGAAGAACCGGCAACTGGGTTATTAGATGTAACAACATAGATACCTGGAACTTTGTTTTTTGGAATAACAACACCATGATAGAATAAGAAATCAGCAACATAGCCGTAGAAACCGTGGATTTCTCCTGGTTTGAAAATCTTATTGTATTCAAGTTTACGAATTGGAACGATTGCTTGTTTGGAGCAAACCATAATGTCAATAACATTGGCACCAGATGCTGGGACATAACCGTTATCAGTTAATGTAACAGCTGTTAAGAATCTATCTGGTTGGACTTCAATGATTGGACGACCTTCATAAGCGTTAACTTTGAAGGAGATACCACTTTCTGATTTGTAATCAGATTGTGTTAAGAATTTGACGAGTTTTTCACTTTCACGAATGAATGTCATAACTCTTGGTGCAACGAAGATGACTTGTTCATCAGCTGGAACACCATTTTCTGTAAACCATTGATATGCAAGGTTTAAAGCATGAATGACATTTGCGTCTGATAAATCAGCACCTAATGATGCACGGTTGCCTAATGTAGCAGAAGTTTTCTTATACATTTCAGCAAATCTGACAGCGTCAACTTCTGGGACAACTTTAGTTCTGATGAATTCAGTCATGAGGTTGGCCATGAGAACGCCAGCGGCTTCTTCATCTTCAATGTAGTCGATTTGGAATTCTTTTCCACGCTTCCATTGAAGTTTGAAGATTTCCCATTCAACACCAGCAGCACCAACGTGGAAGCCATCTCTGACTCCGGTTCCGTTTTGACCTGCATAATGTGCATAGGCTGGAGCAGCGTCTGCTGTTCCGTTTAATGTTTTGTAATCAGCCATGCCGTCCATGAGGACATCAGCAATTTTAACATAACCGGTTTCAGCAAATGAGACATCAATCCATTTACTGCCGTTTTCTAAGATAGCTGTGGCTGAATCTTGAATAAATACCTTATCGACCTTAGTAGGAAGATACTTGGTAACAGCTTCAATAATGTTCATAATCTTTTAATTCCTTTCTTAATCGAATAAATCATCGCCATATAACTTCTTGGCGAGTTCTTTTTCTTCATCTTCCTCGACACCTTTAAGTAATTCGAGGGCTCTGTTGAAATCTTCTTCGGTAATTTCGCCTTTATCAAGCATTTCTTTTAAAGCGGCTTCACAAGCGGCTTCATCAAGACCTTGCTCTTTAAGACCATTAACAATTTCTTCAATATTCATTGTTTTTAATTCCTTTCCTTTTAATCAAATAGGTCATCGCCAAACAATTTTTTGGCTATTTCTTTTTCGTCTTTAGCACTTGGACTTCTTGGTTCCGTGCCGACAGAACGAATAGTAGTAGTCGGTTTACTTGGTTTTGCTGATTCAGGTGCTTGTTTTAACCATTCTGGATGTGATTCCAATGCGGTTTTAAGACCTTCTTCAGTAAATGGTAATCCTTTACCTTTAAAATAAGTTCTAACATCATCATATCGCTCAGGATTGATGTTGTTTTCTAAAAATGCAACTTTTTCGGCTAATTCATCCTTTGATTTAACGATATCATCATATCCTTTGGCCTTTTGGAATAATGAATCGAATTCAGAGGCATCTTTTACGCCATATTTTGTAAAAACACTTTTTTGATATCTGTCAATGCGTCTTTTTAAGATGCGAGTGACTTCATCTCTGGAGAATGTTCTCTCTGGTTGCTTTACATCAGATTGTTGACCAGCTCCTGTTTCTTGTGGTGCAGTAGGAGTTTCTGGAGATTCGTTTGTGGCAGGTGTATTCTCATTCCCTGTTGGTTGCTCAGTAACAACCGGAGTTACCTGATTTTGATTTTCCATGATTTTACCTCTTTTCTGAGTTATATTTTTATTATATAGCCATTTCTAGCTATTTTTAAACTGTTTTTTTCCATTTCTTTATTAAAACCATGTCTTTTTCAATTGCCCTCTTGAGCAATGTGTTTGGCCTGATTTTAAACATTTCTTGGTGTAGACGCAGTCTATCTTCATACGATTTTATCACAAAATCAATTTTTTTACCTCTATCATTCATTGTTTGAATAATATCGCCTCTTTGACCAATTTTTCTATGCATTTTATGCTCTTCAATCAGTTCATCATAGCTTTTTCCAGCTACTTCACTGTAAGATAATGCTTTAAAATAATGTCTACAATTTGGTCGAGTTACCATCCATACTGGTTTACCAATGACCCATTGATAACTACGCATGTGATATTTGTGAGCAAGCATCAATGCTTTAAAATCATCGCATTCTTCATCAATATAAACTTTGCCTTGATATGGAGCATGGTCTTTTGCTGAATCACTATGACTACTACATAAATAGAAGTATTTTCGTTCATTTCTGTTATTTTGTATATCAGACATGATAAATGCTTCTTTTTCTTCGCCTAATCTCTTTCGTTGTTCGTTATCAACTAGGACTTTCGCGTTTTCATTAACATTATATTTATGAATTAACCATGCGACCGCGATGCTCGCAGCGACTGTCCCGGTATAACCAGGAACTTGCACCTTTTCAAGGTCTCTTTTCTTGATTTTTTCATACATTTTAACGAGATATGGTGCTGCAGGAGCAATATTCCTGTTGATATGAATGATTTTCTTGATTCTTTCGCGATAATTAATGCGCTCTACCAAGCATCGATACATATCAGCAACTAATCTGGTTCTTAATGCATCTAAATCTTTTTTGCTTCTATCAAATTCTTTATAGAGTTTTTCTAGTTGTTGTTTCTGAGTCATTATTCTTCATCACTCATTTCTTCAGGATTATTTTTAATCGGCTCCTCAGAATTTATTGGTTCTTCGCTGTTGCTATCGAACATTCCGCCAAGATTGAAATTATCTCTACTATCATGCTCTTCTAAGCGTTTAATTTCTTCTTGTTTCTTTTCTGGACTCAATGAATCACCATATAATAAATCAACAAATAATTCATTGCTAATGTTACCAGCTTGTCTTGCACCACCAAGAATTTGTAAATTCTGATTGAATGATGGAACTGCAATATCTTTGAATTTAACGATAATATCATAATCTTGAATTGTGATTTTTTCTGTATCAATGTATTCTTGTAGCATCAATGTTAACTGACAAACATCTTTGAGAATGTTTTCTTCTGAACTCATGATGTTATTACCAACCATTTGAGTAATTTTTTCTTTTTCTCTTTGAGCATCAGCGTTATCTTTCTTAGCAACATCAATGCCCATTGTAGCAGGAGACATCTTTCCTGTTAAAATCATATCTAATGTAGCATGGAAAGCTTCAATATATTGACTGTAATTTAATTGAGGTTGTGTGGTTTCAATATCTTTATTTCCACCGCTAATTCCATCGCCATCTGGAATACTATCTTTTGCAATAATCTGACGATTGTATTTCTTTGGAAGGATTGGCTTACCATCTTTGGTTCTTTCTAAGATATCAACACTATAATATTCAACTGGTGTAGATACGCGGTTGGTTTGAGATAATTGTGAAATAATTTCGTCTAAGAAATCAAACAAATCTTCTTTACCAGCGAAGAATGACCAACCTCTATTTTTATAAATTGGATGTGTGAAGAATTTGCAAGGAACTGCAAGTGGTCTCTTGAGTCCTGGAATTACCAATGTTTCTAAATCTGCTAATTCTGGAACTTCTTTTAATTCACACTTAATTAACTGATTATTTTTACCTAATCTGAATAATTCATGCTCAATGATAGAACCTTGTTCATTATATCTACGAGTTTCTAACTTAACATAATTTTTATCATTGTATTTGTAGTAATCTTTGAATACAAGACCAATTACTTTGCCGTATTTTTCATATGGTTCTACATCAACACCATTATAGTATTGCCAGATTGGATAATCAGCAAACTTAGGGTCAATGATTGGCTTAAATGCACCATCACCCATAACCAATGTTAATGGCATCTGTTCTTGAGTATATAATTTTTTGAAATCGTTCTTAGATAAAATATCTTGCAATTTTTCATTTATTGATTTAACTTCTTCAATCTTATCAGTTGAAATTGCTTTACTATCATCTACCTTTATATCAGGATAACCAATCGCGGCGACGAATGTATCAATAATCGCCTTTGGAATTCCTGAGTGGATTCTTTTGATGTTGCATTCTCCTGCTGATAATCCCCAGAAGAAGTTTCTGTTGTTTCTGTTATAGAGAGGATTCTTAAAATAACCGAATGCCATTTCACCAGTATACCAGTTAAGTAACTCGCTACTGTTACCAATATACCAAATCTTCATCGTCATGATTTCCGTCTGATAAATCTCATCGTTATCATTGATGTAAGTTAATCTCTGGCTGTTTGGATTTTCACTGAGTTGTTCAATTTTTAAGAATTTTAGAATTTTGTTTCTTAGCCAATCACTTAATGTCATAATTAATTTTCTCCTTCACAATATATTATATTACCTTTCTTTAAAAGTTTTATACCTTTTTATTCTTGGAAGCATCGGAATCCATGAATATTCACTTCCGTTTATTGCATGGTCATTACCATCTTGACGAACGAGACCTTCTTCGCCTTTCTTGGATGCTCTGTATTCCCTGATTAGATGTGGACATTGGTCTGTAAATAAATGTTCACCATACGCCATGAGCAAATTATCAAAGTCGACGCGGGATTGAATTTTATTTTTCGTGCTGTTTACAAAACGAATATTCATTAAACCTTTTTCTAATGCTTTCGCTCTTAATAGACCTTGGAAATCGCCTGGGTCAGCTGATTCAACATAAACTATTATCTGGCCTTCCATGATTGTTGAATGGCGGTCATATAACTTCATCCAGCTAATAATGCAATCAATCATGTCGCTAGCAATTTCAGGTCCATCCTTATGAATACGCTGACCTTCATTACTATAAAAGAATTCATTGATACTTACTAGTTTCGAATAATCCGAAGTTAATCCAGTTAATTCCATCGTCATTGCAGAACGATATTCGTCTTTTCTGAGTTTTCCTTCACCATTCGTTCCACCAATGTCAACACCAATTATCGTGTATACATAACTCATATTCATTGCTTCTTGATGTGATATTATTAATTTATCATTAAAATATGGATATGTGGCTTCACCAATATGGCCCCAGCATCCAAGGACCTCGGTTTTATATATCTCATATGCAATCTGTTTTAATTCTAGCGCACCAGCAACTCTGTCTTCGCTGTTATATGGATTGCAGTATGACGAACTGATGTGCAATGAAAGTCCACGACCATCAGCACCTAATGTGAACTCTGGTATGGATTTATACTGGAATCTATTCGTTTCAAGCTCTTCTACATTATCTTCAAGTCTACCTTTAAATAGCTGTTCATACAACCAATGACCAACATCCCAAGCATTAAATAGGAATGTAATCTGAGCTTTCAAATCAGGTTCATAGTTAGGAATACGAAGAGAACCATCAACAACTCTAAATTCTTCATACGATTTTAATTGTGATGCTTCTTCAAAATATATATCAGTCCAATACCCGTATTCAACAGATGTTCCGGTGATATTTTCAACATCATTCATACCAGCAAATAAAATAACCTGACCAGTATCAATTCTTGTAATGCGAAGGTCGGAGTTATTGAATTTAAATAAATGCATTAAACCAAGTCTTCTGATAACTGATTTAATTAGTGGAAAGTTTGATGTTCTGTTATCTTTATCATTCTGACGAACCATTAATATATTACGGCGGTCATCAGATAGAATTTTAAACACAGATTCTAGACCAATAAAATTGTATGTCTTACCAGTTGAACGACCACCTTTTAAAGCACGATATCGGTCATTGCAATTAGTAAACCATACATCATTAAAATCTTGTAAATATAAATCAGTATCAGTGAGTGTTATCATATTTCAATTGCTTCATCTAGTTCTTTCCAAGTATCTTCATTCTGAGTAATCCATGATATTTTACCATCTTCAATCTTCATTATTCTGAGCTCTTCATTATCTGAATTTACTGGAAATACAACATACAATTTATTCTTGTTCTTGAGTAGTTTCATCTTTATCTTCTCCCTCTTTATAAACACAATTGCTAACCAAATCAGTTAATTCCTTGTTATCAATTCTACACCATTTTGTATGGCGCATATTCGCGTATGATTTCCAGTGATATTTCTTACCTGATTGTGGGTCATAATATTCAAGTTCATGTTTATCATTAATAACACCGATAAACGCATGTCTACTTGCTTTGTCCTGCCATCTATGCTTCATCCATTGAATGCTGAATATGAATCTTGACCCGCATGGATTCTTGAGAACTTCTACTTCAATATCTCTGTATGTTTGAGTTGGGTCTTCAGGATAATAGTAATCTAATGATTCCCATTCAAATCCTTTAAAACATTTACGCCAATCATTCGCATCTTTAAACACAATCTCATCTTCTGCTGACAATCTTGGTTTCGCGGTTACATCATAACCTCTGTATCTCATCTCCCAAGCAACCACGCATCTCTGGCAGTTATATGTCCATTCATACTTACCAGTATCATAATGAGGATTCGTGGCGACGGCTGCTTGTTTATAATCTTCTTGCTTCTTGAGTTTTGGATATGACCTGATGTATGCAGAATCTTCTGGAATTGATTCTTCAACAATTCGTAATTCAGATTCTCTACCTGATTTCTTGATACCTTTAACAGCTGATGCCCAAACCTCCATATCACCAATATAATATCTCTTAGCCGTTACTAGAGGTTTAACATCTTCAAGGTCTTCTTCATATTTATCATTAAAAAAATTATTTATTGCTTCTTCTTGAGTTTGACCTTCAAAAATAGGAATATGATTTCCTTTCACTGTTATCCAGCTGGTCGGTTCTTTGTTCATTATTTCTTAACCTCGTTAACTTTACCTCCCAGCACGACAGTTACTTTTCCATCGTCGCCTGCTGTGATTTCTTGTTTAGGCATGAATGACCTATCGGTTCTCTCTAACCACCAAGCAATTGATTGCCAATTCTTAGGGCAGGAGTTGAGTATATCTCGAGCAGTTCGGACATACATTGCGTGCGATTTTTTAATCTCTAAAAAGAACTGAGCAAATAAAGAATCATCATTGCCCGATGCTAAATCCTCCTCACCTTGTCGCATCCAATTATTGTAACAAGGTTGGGTCACGCATAACAAATCGCAAGTATGCTGGACAGAAAGCCCTTTAGAGATTTCTGCAGCAAACTGCTCGATTAATTCATAATTTAACTTACTAGGTCTGGCCATATTTTTATTTTAAGGTATATGAATCCAGAAATCAAGTAAATTAATGGTTTTAATGGTTTATTAATGGTTTATTAATGGTTTAATATATAAATATATATTATTAATGGTTTTAATGGTTTTTAAGGCAAACTTTTAATAAATTGGTATTATGTAAAAAAA